ATGGTCTGGACTACAATGGTTAGCTACCTGGAATAGTTAAAGCTTTAGGTGGGTTAATAAGCAGTGTTATACCTTCTTTAGCTGGTGGTATAGCTAGTCTTACTCAAGCAGGTGTTGGAGGTATGCTTAAGACAGCAGGAGGTCTAGCTTTGCGTGGAGCTGGTATGGTTCTTAGTGGACCAGTTGGTTGGGCTATAGCCGCTGGAACTGCGTTATACGCTGGATACAAATTATATAAATATATGACTAACGGTAGTTTTAAAGATGATGTGTATGGTAAACTTAGTAAATTAAGAATGCATACATACGGCTTTAATGACAAACTTAAAAATTATTATGGTAAACTGTTAGATTTAGATATGCTAATGGAGCCATATGTTAAATACGAAAATAATAATGTAACAGTTACTTCTATTAGTAAGGAAGATAGAGAAAAAATATTAGATATATTCGGTGTAGATAAAAATGATAAAGACCAATTTGGAGTTATGACTAGGTGGTTTAATAGAAGATATCTACCTTCATTTAAAGCCTTTATGTTAGCTCTAAATGCTGCTAAACCTGGTATCAAACTTGAAAATCTAGACAAACTTAAACCAGAAGAACTATCTATTTTCATAAGTAGGTATAACATACCTGGTAATATTTACAAAGTAGATTTATTACCTATAGCGGAACACACTCCTCCTGCTACTAAAGAGGAAGTTGATAAAATACACTTAGATGTTAAAAATCTAATAACAAGTAAAGATAAAACTTCTACTTCTGATAAATCAACTACTACTTCTAATGAACAACCTTCTTCCTTTAAAGATAAAGCATTTTCAGCTATTAAAACAGGACTATCTCCTATACTAGCTGGAAAGGATTTTATAGATAAAGGAGTAGCAAAAGCAAGAGACGCTGTTCTAAACACAGAGTTAGTAGGAACTATAAGAAATTCAGAGTTTGCTGCTAATGTAAACAATAAATTTATGAATGTAAAACAAGGATTGAAAGAGTCTAAAGATAAAGTAACTACTTATTTAAAAGATCAACTTTCACCTATAAAGGACAATATAACTAGAGTTGCAACAGAAGCTAAAGATTTAGCTTTAAATGCAGTTATGACTCAGTTTGACAGTATGAAAGAAAAGGTTCAAGGTTTTGTAGGAAGAATGACTGACAGTGTAAATAAGTTATTCGAACCTATAGCTGGAGTAATGACAAAAGCTAAAGACCTATTTAACAATATTAAAGACACTGTTTCTAGTAAAATAGACGGTGTTAAAAACACAGCTAAAGATCTATTTAATAAAGCTCTTTCAGGAGTAAATTCTGCTCTAGAGAAAACAGGTATATTTGCAGCAGTTCAGTTTGGTGTAAATATGTACGATGGAATAAAGAAACTCTTTACTTCCAATAAGTCTGCTTACTCTATACAGATACTTAGATTCTATTTATATGGTTTTGGTAAAACACATGTATTTTATCACAATAAACTTTCATCTTTAGATTACCTGTTGAACAGTTTAGTCACTTTCAAAGATAAAGCTGAGATAAGTAAGATAGACTCATCAACTACTAGTAAAATACTTGATTTATTTAGTGTACCTACTAAAGAAGAAAATGCTACTAAGTTTGAGATATTTGATACTTGGTTTAAAGAAAGATACTTGCCTATCTTCTTACTCTTTACAACTGCTATTAAATCTATAGATAGTAAGTATTCTGTATTCGATATAGGTAGTCTGAATGACACTCAACTACTAGATCTTATAAACAGATTAACCGTACCTGCTAGTATACACAATGTAAAAGTTCTTCCAGTGTTAGATAATGCTACAGTAGTACCTACTAAGGAAGAAATAGATAAGCTTACTAGTAATACTATTTCTGAGTTAAGAGGTAGAATTACTGAGAAAGATAATATATCAGCTATTAAAGAAAAGAAACCTGAAAGTAAAAAAACTTCTACTAAAGAAACAACTGTAGAAAAAGAAAAACCTAAAACAGAAACAAATAAAAAACCAGATATAAAGAGTATGACTCCTCCTGACCAAGAAGGAGAACCTAAATTAGAAACTGATATTAAATCTGTTCCTAAAGACGGTGGTACTGATCTTAATAAAAAGGTACAAGGTAAGTTAAATATAGCTCAAGGTGATATAATACCAGGAGGTAATGACCTATCTGGTATAGCTACTAAACTTGACACTGAGAAAATATATAACTTAGATCCAAATGTAAAAGAACTATTTCTAGGAATGAGTAAAGAGTACAACACTTTAACTGGTAAAAAGCTTGGGTTAAATGAAGCCTTTAGAAGTTATGAAGATCAAGCGGCTATGTATAAGAAATATCCAGGTAAAGCAGCTAAACCAGGTTTTTCTACACATGAGTTTGGTTTAGCTTTAGATGTAAATTCTGCTGACGTAAAAGCTCTAAACGACCTTGGGTTATTAAGGAAATATGGATTCACAACTTCTGTAGGTGGAGAAGNTNGGCACATAGAACCAATAGGTGTATCTTTAAATCCAAGCTTAGCAAAAGCAGATGAATCATTTAGACAAAAAGCTATTTTATCTTCTCCTGGAAGAGGTGGAGATGGATATGGTTTATTATCAGGTAGCACTATGAAGAGAAGAAATATAAACTATCAGCAGTCTATATTTGATTCGAATAAAGATAACGCTATAGACCCATCTACATTAGTTAAAGATTCAGAAAGTCCTATGACTAAAATGGATTCTTTAGCTAATAATAATAATACTCCGGAAAGTACTAAACCTACAACTTCAAGTGGTATTTCTTCTACCAGCTTGCCAGGAGAAGGAGAAGGTAAACCAAGTGAAGTTAAAGTCGCTTCAGCTTCTTCTGGTGGATATTCTTCTTCCGTAAATAAAACAATGTCTAATAATGGTGTTTCTTCTACTTCTAGTTTAAGTAATACACCTTTAACAACTACTAAATCATCCGTACCTACAACTAATCCTAATCTTGATATATCTTCATACGGGGATATAGATCCAGTTACAGCTATTAAACAAGTTTCAAGTATGACTGGAGTGGATGAAAACACTATGCTAACATTTGCTAAGATGGAATCAAGCCTTAATCCAAATGCAGGAGCAAGTGGTACTTCCGCTAAAGGTCTTTACCAGTTTGTAGATGGAACTTGGAAAGAAATGGTTAAAAAGTACGGAGATAACTATGGTATTAAAGAAAATGCAGATGTATTTAATCCAGTTCATAATGGACTTATGGCTGCTCACTATGTTAAAGATAACTCAAAAATAGTAGGTGACACTTCTGACCTAGGTTTAAATCCTACTGGGTCATTATACTTGTCACATTTCTTAGGACCAGGAGGTGCTAAGAAACTTGTAAATGGTTATAGAAAAGATCCAAATGCTCCTGTATCACAAGTTGCTAGTGCTAGCGCAATCAAGGCTAACAAAAATATACTAGGAGTTGGAAGTATTTCAGAAGTAATTAACGTTATAAAGAAAAAGGTAGGTTTAGCTGAAAGCACTCCTGTTGAATCTTATTTATCAGGTAAAGCTCCTAAAACTACAGTAACAACATCACAAGTAAGTAAACCTTCTATATCAAATACAACTACAAGTTCTGGTTCTACACCAGAACCTATGGCTAAACAATCTACTTCTAAACCAGAAAGTAGTTCTAACTCCACAGGTTCAACTATTATAAGTTCAGCTTCACCTTCTGTTAAACAACCTACTATGTCTTCTGGTATATCAAGTACTTCATCATCTTCTACACCAGAAACAACTGCAGCAAGTAATCCTCATAAAGACGTGTTTACTTCAAGTAGTAAAGTAGAGTCTATTCTTTCTGATCAATTAAAAGCTTTATTACAAATGTCTAGCACTCTTAATTCTATTAATGAAAAGTTTGATATGTCTAAACTTAGTCAAACTCCTAACTCCCAACCTTCTAAGAAACAGGAACCTCTAGTTCCTCCTAATAGTATCAATCTTTCTAGAAAATCTATATCAGCTTAACATAACACTCCTTCTCCGTTACTAGGAGAAGGAGTGTTTTTAACTATGAAAGCATAGCAAGTATTATAATATAGACAAAGTAAGCATTTCTTATGTTAACGAGATTTCTATCAGTGAAGTTTTTATTATTACTCTTATATACTTTCTTTAGAAGTTTAAAAGTATCTTCTTTAAGTTTATTTACTTCTATATCGTTTCCTCTTGCGTATAGCACATTACCTACTATGCTATTTACAACAACAAGAACATTTGACTTGTTATTTAAGTATATGTTATTTCTATGTAAATACTCTATACTATTGATTAGAATGCTCTTTATATTTGTTATAACTTCTATGTGATTATCCTTATTTTTATACATATATTCTAAAGTGTAATTTAGAGTATCTTCTAGACTATTATAAGAAACTGATTTTATAATATCTACAGTTACATCTACGTAGGTATTTCTTATAAAACTATTCTTTTCTGTAAGCGATGATTCTACTTTAGTGAAATAACTTTCAGGAGTATTTAATTTATCAGTCATTACTTCTTGACCTTCTATGTCATTTATGATAGTCTTCTTTTTCTGAAGTATTTCATCATTTTCTAACATATCCATAAACTCTCTGTATATGTTTTTAATAGTATCTTTTGTTCTATTGAATAAATCACTTATAGCATTAGGTAGTTCTTGATCTTTGTCAAACTTAATTAGTAAAGTAAGAAATTTACTATCTAAATACTCTTCACTTCTATACTGACAGTAATCATTCCAGTTTTTAAGTTTCTTAATGATATATCTATTACTTAGTTTTTCAGATAGAGTTACAGCCTTTTCTTCTGATATAGGATATACAAAATAATTACTAGATATAAGAATAAGAGTTCTGTAACTAAAATAGTTAAGTATTTCTTTTGCGTACTCTAATCTCTTATCTTTACTTAGTTTCTCATTAATTAGAAATCTATGAGCTATGTAAAATGTCACTAGGTTAATATCATCTCTAGCTATTTTAAAACTCTTGTTAATAGTGTTTATCTTTTCTATCTGTTTAATAACTTCTTCTGAGTCTATATCGAATAGATTAGAATAGAATATATCTTTATCAAACATAGTGTAACTAAGTTTAAAACAACCAAGAAGTTTACTTCCAAAAAGTTGTTTATGGTCTTTAGTTCTTGTTATAAACTCTATGTTATTTCTTACTATCTTCTTGTATAAATCTGTATTAAATTCTTGTTCTTGAAATAATAAGTCAAGAGCTTGTTTTACTTTCATCTTCTTAACTCTTTAAATATTCTACTAGAGAATTAACAGAGTAAAAAGTTTTGTCTGTCTTAGAAGGAAGATTAGTTAGAAACCATTCTTCTTGTGCAGTCTTAAAACCGTTACTTTGAATATAAACTACATCGTTTTTAGATATAGAAGTAAAGGCAGCCAGAGGGTCATTATTAATCTCCTCTGTAGTGACTGTTTTAACGCTTACAGTTGATTCTTTTTCTCCAGTGGTATCTTCTTCAACATTGTTACTTAAAGTTGACTGTAGGGCCTTTATGATGATTTCTGAGATACTTCCAGATATCTCTATATACTTCTCTTCTTCTATCTTAGCATTAGCTTCTGAATTAACATCAGTTTCATCTACTTGATTATTTTCTTTTTGATTATATTTCTTAAGCACAAAGGTAGTCATTTAAAATCTCCTTATAAAAAACAGTTCAAAACATCTTTAATATATTAAATAGTTTTTGAAGTAAAATTAGTACCATATATAATAAGAGTCCTTAACTCTACTTGGAGTAACTCATGTCTTATAAGGCGTTCAGGGTAAGGAGTCATGTCGAAACAAGAACCAATTCTCTGGGTTTTGGTATATCTCACTTTTTTTCAACAAGGAGCTTAATATGCTTAATGTCTACTTCTGTGGTGGTTGCGGTGTAAACGTTGGTAAACAACTTAAAGATATGGATGTAAATAGTTACTTTATCGATACATCTGAAAGTAATCTTAAAAATGTAGATGAAGATAATATCTTTCTAGTTCAAGGTACAGACGGAGCTGGTAAACTTCGTTCTAAGTCATTTGAAAGTTTTAATGGATTAGAAGAAGAAGTTCTTATTAAGTTTAAACCTTCAAAGGAACTTAATCTAGTAGTATCTTCTCTTTCTGGCGGATCAGGTGGTATACTCGCGTCTATCCTAGCAAAGAAACTCATTAAAGATGGTTCAAACGTTATCATTATTGGTATTGATAGTAAACACTCTATTATTGAACTTGAAAATTCAATTAAGACTCTTAAGACCTATAAGGCTGTAAGTGATTCTATCAAGAAGAATGTAACTATTTATCATGTTGAAAATAACTCTAGAAAAGAAGCAGACCAACAAGTTATTCGGTTTATTGCTCTTATGAGTCTTCTTGTTAATAAGTCTTTAACTGAAGAATTTGATACAACTGACTTAAATCATTTTATCAATCTAGATAAAGTAACAGATAATCGTCCTACAGTTGGTGTAATCGATATTTCACCAAACGAAGAAATTATTCCTGTTAAGAACACTACAATTGTTGGTACTATTCTTCTTACATCAAGTTTAGACTCAACTATTTCAGAAGCAAAACCTGAATATCTTTCTACTTGTATTGTAACAGATAAGAATTATAAGAATGAAGATATTCGTATTGACAATGTTTATGGTAAGCTTGCTATTATTATTGACGAACTTGAGAAAGAAGTAAGTTCACTAAGAGATAACAAACGTATTAATAAACATAAAGATGTAGAAGTTACTGGTGCTACTGAAGAAGGTATTCTTCTTTAATATATAAAAAGAAGAGAAGAGGGTTATCCTCTTCTCTTCTTGTAAATGAATTTGGGTTATTTTCCTAACCCTATAGTAGTTAGATATAGTGACAGTCCAAAACAAACTGAATAGAAAGCATCTAGCAGAGCTTAATTGCTCTGCTAGATGTTATAGTTGTTTTAGTTTGTAAAGGTTTTCCTTTACTTCTTTCTCTATATCGTAAGAAAACTTACCTTCTAAGTCATTATCAGAATAGAGTCTTTTTGCTAGTCTACTCCAGTCATTTAAATAGTGTCTATTACTATCTTTACTTTTACTTGCAACTTCAAATATAAAAAGCATATGAGAGAGTCTACTAGCTATAATAGCCCACTTACTTTGTCTAGTAGTTCCTATTTCAGGTATAGCAAGAAGATCACTAGCATCTTTATTAAATAACAAATGTATATTTCTAAGGACATTAATGTAATCCATATTCTTATTAGTTATGTTATCTAAAGTGTTTTCTATAAATCTATTTAATTGAGTAGTTGGTTCGAATAGCTTAAACTTATGCTTGTACTTAGGAGTAATTTCTTCATTACCGTAAAATCTATCTTTAAGTTTGTTAAGTATAACATGATCAAATATATCACTTACCATAGGTGGCAATACATGTTTAATAACAAAGTGATTTTTATTTAGAACAGTTCCTTCACCTTTATATTCGTGGTAAGTTTGTTCTTTACAAAACTCTCTGTACTTAATAGCCAGCAAAGGTATGTTTACCATTAAACTGTTTAAACCTGATCTTGAACTATCATCAGTGCCAAGAGGTAATAACATTTTAATATCATTTCTATTATGTAGTAAAGTGCTTATACAGTTAATAGTTTTCCACTCAACTTCTGCTTGCTTAATATTAAAAGGTTGATAACTAGATATAATTATATCTGAACCATCATTACCGAAAAAATACGAAGGGTGAACTATGCCCTTTTCTATATCACTTGTAAATTTAAAGTGTTTAGCTAGATACTTAGTTTTATCTGTAGAGTATTCTAAATAACGATAACTTTCATATCCAGCTAAAGTAGGGAAATGTTCCACTAATCTAGAAATTATATTAGTGTTCTTTACACTGTAGTTTCTTGTAGAGTAGTAATCTATAATACTATCGTAGTTAAACTGATAAAGTCTTTTTAAGTAATTATAGTCAGTTGGTGTTCTTATACCAGTGATAGGAACTTTATTTTTGTATTCTGTTTCGAAGATCTCTAGATAGAGCATATTTGTCCTCTAGTGCTTAAATTAAGGTCAAACAATAACCCCTAAGTATAAATAAACTGCATTTGGAATAATTATGAACCCATNTAGTAATAGTTGTTAATTAACCAATTTTAATAGAAAAGGAGTTACTTATGTTAAGCAATATTAAATCTGACGCTGTTACTCTTATTGACAATTTTCTAGAAGGAGTTCACTTTGAAGAAAATCTAGCTAATCTAACACTTAACCTTATTGATAGGACTGACTACACTCCTTACCATCAAACTCTTAAAATCTGTAAGAACATTCTTTCTGCATGTGAATGGTGTATCTATAAAGATATCTGCTTTGTAAAAACTGAAGTAGAGTTATCCAAAAAAGAACTTGCAGTAGTTATTCGTTTCATTAACATTTGCCACAAATCAAAGAGCATCAATTTCATTAGTTTAAATGATGAGATAGTTTTCATTAACCATGAACTAAATAAGTTCGGGGATTACATTATCAGTGATTATATTAAAGTAACTACTAAGATGTATCATAGAGCTAAAAACTTTAATAACATTTTAGGTGTACCAGTTATAGGAGTAAAAGACCTACTTAAAACTATTAAAAACTATTTCAATTCTTTCAAAAGAAACAAGAAAGAATGTACTAGTAATTGAATATTAAAAAATTACTAGATGAACATTCTATGACCTAACTATAGTCGTAAAGACTGTAGTTTTTTCAATACGGTTCTAATGTGTTAGTTGTAGCGCGCTAGTTGTACAGTTGTACTTTTAACTTGATCAAGGAGAAAAAAATGGCAGTTAATACTCAGTCTAATGCTCGTAAAGTTTCCAATAACTCTAACGATGCAGGTCAGAATCAACAACAAAAACCTATGCAGGGTATGCCTGTATTCGGTATTACTTCACGTCTATCTGCTTTTGGCAGTGGTGGCGATACTTATGAAAAGCTGTATGAAAAGATTGCAGCAAATGTTAAACTTCTTAACGAAGAAAAGTCTGATGAAAAATTCTCAGTAATTAAACTACTTAAGCAAAAAGCTGGTCTTAACTACTCAGGTATTGTAGTTACTGAAACAATCGGTGACACTACTTCTGCACACGTTATCATCGTGGAGAAGACTGGTGATTATCCTGATAAGATTATTGAGAATGTAAACGGTATGCGTTACGAAATCGTTCGCACACCCGCTGACGCTCTTGATGACCGTTACATTGACCAAGCCATTAGTGCTGTTGTAGAAACTCTTAAGGTTGATGCTAATAGTGTTAATATCACTGATGGTGTTGTTGTTCCTAATGAGTTTGATATCAATAATGAAGCTCAAGTTTCTGATTTGATTATTAACGTGTTTAACGCTATTCATACCGAAAACGCTATTCGTGTTACTGACTATTCTGGTATGAATATTCAGAATCTTATCAACACGTATCGTAACGGTAAGTTTGTTGTTAACATGTATTTCAACAATGACAACAGCGTTATGCTAGACCAAACTGGTCTTCCTGTTCGTCAAGACGTATGTATCTCTCTGGTTTATAAAGCAAATCAGGTAGGTAACAATCGTTCTATCAATCAAGGTAATGATACACTTGAAATTGTTAAGACCTATGGTTATGTTGATTTTGAGTATCTAGGTCCTAACATTATTAATGGAATGCAAACTACTCAAAAGTTTGTTCCTAACTTTATTATTACTCGTGTTGAATCACCGTTTGCACCCACTCCTGACCTAGTCATGCTTGGTGTTGCTTCTGTGACAACTCTTAATGAAGATATGAACTGGTTGCAAGCATTCCGTAGTACTTCTCATCGTAAGAACGAAGTAGACTTGAATGACATCGGCGGGCTAAATATCGAAGGTAACATTGAAAATAGTCCTACTGGTTTTGGTAAGAAGTATGACACCAAGAGCAAGACTTTTTGATATTACTGAACTTAACAAATATATTAACACTCTTGTACGTTGTGGTAATATGGTTGTGAGTATTGATATTCCTAAGGCTGGTCCTGACACATGGTTTACTTCCGTGTTCCAGTACATCAAGTTCCGTAACGACCAAGGTGCTCTAGCTCGCGTAAACAAGCATCTTGAGTCAATGACTAACGGTGCCTATCAGTATAATAACACTCCGATGTTCTTCGATATCTCTAATCGTATTCACGGTGGTTTCTACCGCACAAAGGAAGGGTTTAAAGATATTCGTCATCTGTCTAGCTATCTGGCTGTTGCTAACCATATTGCTGACACTAACCAGCCTCCTATTCTTACTAATCAATATACCAATACTTTCTACAACAGTGGTATGACTGCAGAGATTCGTGCATCTGAACGTCGTAAGTTTATTGATGACATGAGTAATGGAACTGCTGTTTATAAACAGAGTTTTGACCGTGTAACATTCAATGGCCCTTTCCTAGCTAACGTTATTGCTTCACTACGTAACGCTGGATTTGCTCCTATCTTTAATAACGCTGGTAATGGTAACGACATGTTTATTCGTCGTTCTACTATCGACTTTAATAACGCTATGCTTACTCCTGATGTTCGTCTCATGGGTAATAGTAACGTTATGTATAACACTATGTTTATGCAACCTTCTTCATATCGTCAGTTCTAATCAAGACTGAAGAATAAAGATCACTCATTCCTCAAAAGGGAATGAGTGAGTCTTTTCTTTTTGCTGTTTCTGTATTTCAATCAATAACATATATAATAAGTAGATACTAGACTATATTCTTTTTTAAAAAATAAAGAAATTAGTTAGTACAGGTTTCTTTAACAATTCAACAGGAGAAAAAAGTGTCAGTATCCTTAAAACTTATCAATTACGATACACTGTATGAAAACACTCATACAGATAAAATGGTTATAAATAACATTGATATTTTCTCTGCTGAAAATAAAGAAATGATGGATAATCTTATTCTCACTAATTTCTCTGAAGATAATCTTTCTATTATTCCATCTTGTCACTGTGGTGAACTTAAAGGTTCTTATTACGTAGGTGATGTGTGTTATAAGTGTAACACAACCGTTATATCTCTTATTGAAGATAACATTTCATTTCTTGTTTGGGTTAAACAAGCTATGGAAGTAGAGAAGTTTATATCACCTATTGTTATGGCTATTCTTCTTCGTAGATACAAGATAACAAAACCAAACATATCATTGATTAAATACATAATGTTACCTAAACTTGCTGTAGATAAGAAACAGCAAAAGAAGAATATGGATCAATTAGAAAAGTTAGATTTTCTATTAGCTAACAACGGCATCACTAGAGGTTATAACAGTTTCATTAGAAATTTCTATAAAATCATTGAGATTCTTGAATCAGAATTTGTTAAGAAAAAGGTAGAAGAAAAGGAAGAATTTAAACAGTTTCTTATAGCTAATGAATCGAAAATCTTTAGTAGCTATTTACCTTTTCCAAATAAAATTATCTTCTCAATGGACACAAATGAGTTAGGTAAGTTCATTGATAGAAGTCTTTTCAATCCTATTAACGTTATACGTAGATTAACTGGTATTGATTTACATACAAAACCAAGTATCGTTAAACAAACCAAAGTAGCTTCAAGTGTAATAGACTTAGCAGAGTTCTATGTCAACTATATGAAAGGTAATTTCTTTAGTAAACCTGGACTTATTCGGCAACATATAAGTTCCACTCGTTGTCATTTTACTGCTAGAGCTGTTATTACAAGTATACACGGACCTCACGTTTATGATGAAATTCATATACCATGGAGTTTAGCTTGTACTCTGTTTAGAGAAAGTATTCTTAATAGTTTATATAAACGAGGGTATAGTTATAAAGAAGCTATTAACTTTCTAACCTATCATATCAAGATTTACAATCCTATTATTGATGAAATCTTTAAAGAGATTATTGCTTTAGCTGGTGGTATAAAGGGTTTCTTTAATCGAAATCCTTCTCTTCACAGAGGGTCTATACAGACAGTAACTATCACTAAAGTTAAAACTGACCCTGAGGATAACACATTCTCATTTAGTCTTCTTATTATGCCTTCTCTAAACGCTGACCTTGACGGGGATGCTTTACAAATAACTCTTGCTTTAACAAATAAAGTAAGTAAAGCTTTAGAAAACTTTCATCCTCATCACAACGTACTTGGTTTAGTAGGGGATAATGAATTTAGTAGTAATATTAAATATCCAAAAACTATTATCAGTACCTTAAGTAATTGGTATAACGATTAAAGAAAGGATCGAAATGGGAAAAGTCATATCTTTATCAGAACCATCTTTAGATGCATTTCTATACGGTAATAAAGGTAATATTCTTAATAGCTATTTAATGCAGCAAATGCAAAACGTTCAACCAGCGTTTAATGAATTTAGTCAAAGAGTATTTAACGCTATACAGAGTAGCTATAACTTTGTAAATGATAAGCTTACTCAATATGGTATTCTAAATGAACTTAGTAATAAAGGGCTAATGGCTTTAGATAATCATTTTGCAGCTATAGATACCTTTGAAGGTTTACAGCAAGCAAGTCTAACTATGCAGAGATGGATAATGTGTCATCCTGAACTTAGACAGTTATATGTAGACCAGAACGTTGATGGTTATAGTGATACCTATAGACCTTTATACGGTAAAGAAGTAAAAGAGAATGACTACGATTACAGAAGAGTTATGGATGGAGTAATTGTAGATAGTAATGATAGTTTTAAATATAGTTTCTATATGGATGAACTAATAGGTGCAGATAGAGAATTAAATCACTTTGAGAAGGTTCAGATACTTCATACTCATGATTATATTGACCATGTTCTCAATACTTGCTCTTTTGACTTTACTTCAAAGTCTAAGAAACCACCAAAGATTAATCGGAGTTAAACTACATGACACTTAATAAAGAAGAACTGTTTGAGTTAAACGAACTTCTTCGAAAAGAAAAACTAGATCTTCCTAGTTTTAGAAAAGAAGTAGGAGCAAGTGGAAACAACTACTCTTGGCTTCAGAAAAATATATTAGTTAAGAATCCTAAGACATCTACTAGACTTAGAGTAACTTACTTAAACTTAATTAAGTACAAGAGTATCCAACTTCCCTTAAAAAGGAGTTGGATTACTTTTTTTCTTTTTTGTTTCTATTCTCTGGATATTTAAACTAAGGATAAAAAATGAAAGTAGTATTATATCATTCAAATTGCAATGACGGTTTATTCGCAGCCTACGCTTGTTGGTTAAAGTTTGGTAATGACGCTGTATACATACCAGTAGGTTATAAACCTATACAGGACTTAGAACCTATTGAAGCTTTAAAATACATTTTCAACATAAGAGACAGTCAAAAGGAAGATATTAAAAGTAACACTAAACATGATCTTTCTTTATTAACAGTAGAAAATTCTAAAGACATAAACCTATATATGGTAGACTATAGTGTACCTGTAGAACACTTTAAGATCTATTCAGAAATGTTTAAATCAATAACAGTTTTAGATCATCACGATAGTGCTATTAAAGCTTATTGCTCTATTTACCCTTACGTAAACAAATACGGAAGAAAAACTATTACTCTAGGCGAACAAATTAATATAGTATTTGCCGATAAAGAATCTGGAGCTAAATTAACCTACAGTTATTTATTTCCTGAAAAAGNAATGCCTTCTTGGTTTGAATTAGTTAGTGATAGAGATTTATGGGAATTTAAACTTAAAAATACTAAGATATTTCACGCTGGTATTAAAGCTCTCAGTATTACTAATTTTAAAAAACTAGATTCTATTCTTAACTATGGTATTAGTAAGATTCTAGATATAGGTACTATAACTTTAGAAAATGAAGAAAAGAAACTCAATAAAGTAAAATCAACAGGTTACAATGACGTAACTATTGTTATCAATAATCAAGAATACAAAGGTTGTTTCATAAACAGTTATTTAGATATTGCTAGTGATTTATGTAGTAAGATAATTCAAGAAGATAATTACGATATAGTTATAGCTTATCATATTGCTAAAGACTTTAATGTTTCTTGCTCAGTAAGGTCTAAAAAAGAAATAGATAGCAGTGGTATCTCCGTGGTAAACAAAGGAGGTGGTCACGCTAATGCTTCAGGTTTTTCTATTCCGTTTCTTAAACTAAGCAATATATTAAATGAGAAAGTACTTATAGTTAAAGGAGTGACCAATGTCAGCAACAATAGCTAGTTTATCTGAACAAGGATGGATTCAAGATCCAAGTAAAATACTTAACTTTATTATAAGTTACTATATACTTTCAGATGTAGCTCAGTCAGTTTGTTATCAAGACAATATAATTAATCTACCAGAAACTTATTATAAATTTATAAATGACCCTGATGGTATGGGTAGTGCTGTTAAATCAGATTTAGATAAACTAGTTTCTAAGTATTTTGATACTATAGATATAAACGTTTCAGTTAAAGCTCTTACCGATGCTGAATACGGTATATTACTTTCTGTGTCTGTCATAGATAAAGATGGAAACAAAATAGAACTAACTAGAATCGCTGATATTAACAGACACAGGTTTTAAGAAAAACGGTTCAATTGAAAGTTTAAGTAACTTTAACGGGAACAGGAATAGTCTAGTTCTTCAAAGTCTACTAAAAGGTAGAAAATAATGTCGTTAGACAAACATTTTAAAGAAATGTTAGATTCTATTTATAGAGATATGAATAGTAACAGAGATGTTATTTATAACGGTCTTGTAGAACAAGCTCCTATTAACTCTATTCCTGAATCACTTTTTGTAAACTATTTTTTACCTAGGTTTATAGGTAACATTAATGACCCTAATTGGGTTATTGATTGGATAAGTATAGCCGGAACACCTATGGCTGAAGTAGCTGTATTTAATGACACTAGTAAACAAATGCTCTTTAAAGTACCTGGGTTATTAAATAGCAGTTTTATTATGAACAATAGAGGTGATACTTTTGCTGATATATTTACTAGACATAGACAGATTACAGCTAACTTACCTATGTCAGGTGGTAGATTTTTAGCAGAAGCTTTAGGTACTAAAACAGAAGAGTTTAAGTCGAATCACCCTAAAGAAGAATCTATTAATAGCTGGCAATTTATATTAGAAAAGTATGGTTTCTTAACTAACGAGCAGAATGTAAAAGATAATAAAGAAGGTAGTGGCGATTTCTTTGATTACTAATCTAAGGTTACCTGTTAACGCAGGTAACCTTAGTATCATTTTTTGAATGTTATATTTTTCATATTAAAAGGAGTTATAACAAATGAGCGATGCAATAGGAATTGTTGGGTCAGATGGGTTTGCCCCTGTCTATAACCCAGATGCTAGATGGGCGATGTGGTCTATACATGAGATTTATACAGGTATAGACGGTATAGGTAAGAACAGATTTATTCCTAAAGTAAATGACTATGTAATAGAACCAGAGACTGGTAATCTTTACGTTGTAACAGATTTAAACAACGTTACATTTATACCTGAATTATCACCTGTAACTATTAAGAAGAATATTTCTGTTGATGAATTACTTTCTTCTACAAATGACAATTACAGAGTTTACTATGATAAGTCTGTTTCTCCTTATACTTTAGCAGTAGATGGATTTATTCGAGTTTATTCTAGTACTGCTACTGTTGCTAGAATCTATAGAGGTAACTTTATAGATAATACTAAAATTATCTCTAGAAGATATGATAACAGCGGTAACTTTATAGGACACGATATTCCTCTTCAGTTAGTAGCTTTTAATAATCATGATAACTACGCTGTAAAGAGTATACCTGGGTGTAACACTACCCACGAACTTCAAGACGGTGAAACTTGTACAGTAGTAGTTTTTGACGCAGATGGTAAAGTTATAACTAAGACTACTTGTATAGTCGAAGAAACTACTTACGTAGCTCAAGCTTATGCTGAACAAAAGTATATAACACAAATATTTATTAAGTCTGTGTTCATAGAGAACAATCAGTCTACAGATATCAACTATCCTGTAAATCTTCCAGTTACTTCATTTAACCCTATAGGGGTTGTGCAGTATAACGACGGTAGTCAGATAGAGTATCCAGTTGATGGTGATAAATTTAGACTATATGGTTTAGATCAATTTGTAAGTACTATAGTTGGGCACAAAGTACCTTTAGTTCTATCTTATAGAATGGACTCTACTGAATCAGCTTTAGCTACAGTCACAAGTGATAGTCATTATATCACTAGACCTTATAATCTAGTAGTAAGTAATCCAAATAGAAGTTATAACGTTAAACTATTTGTTTATCCAGTTTGGGTAGATAGCTTAAATGGTTATAGATATAAAGCTTTCTTAATGAGTCTAGATCGTAATAATGTTTTTGATGTAACTAATATAGTAAGTATAGCTAACAACTCTCCTTCTTTCAATCCTTTAGCTTACGGTATAACACAACGTATAACCTTTACAGTTAACCTATCATCTGTGTCAGGTGTTTATAACGATTTCTTACATGTTCAGACTGTTGATATCATTCTAAGAGGTCCTATGAATGATAACAGTCTAGTTAATGTATGGGAAGTAGGTTCACAAGTTCCTACAACTGTTCCTTATTTTGGAACTAATTTAAGAGCTATAAGAGACGGAATTACAAATACAAAAGTAGATATATCGAACAATATATCTGACGTAAATGAATTCATAAATAAACTATATAGAACTACTATACCTCTATATAATCCTGTAACTGAGACACAGGCTCCAGAACCTACTCATATTGAAGTTATAAGTGGTAATGAAAGTGTATTTATACCTATATCATCATTTTCTAATCAGGTGACGTTTAACTCAATAGTTCAGCCACATTCAAATATTGAAATAGTTTTCCATAAAGAAACTGTTACAGGTTATTTGAAATTAAGTGTCTGCTCTATTCCTGTGAGGTAATGTATGTTCAAAAGGTTCTTTAAAACAATTCTTAAACTCATTTATAGACAAGGAATATATAAAACTCTTATAGTCAATAAAGACAGCAGAGAACACTATAAAAGAGTAGAACCATACTGTGTAATTAAGATAAATACAACTGAAGGTGAGTTTTGTTTTTCTTTTAAGAAAGACAGAAGACTATCTCATCAGAAGCAGATACCTGGTATTCATACTTATATAGTTGAACTATTAACTCCTCCTGAGTTAGTACCTGTAGACTCATCTATAATAGATAAAATAGTTATAGTTATAAGACTTACTTTCTTTAAGATAGATGAAGAACTACTTGCAGAAATTCTTACTGAAATTTATATAGATAAAATGTTAACTCATATTAAAGAAAATAGAAAAAGTAAACTTTAAAGTAAATACTCTACCAGGGCTCTTAATGAGCCCTGGTAGATTTATCTATCTTGTTCTTCGTATTCTTTTTTCTCTATCTATATTACTTAACATTTCTTCAACTGTAATAGCTGAATCAGTAAAGTTAAATTCATTACTTATTTTTCTTATCTTAAACTCTAGTTGTTTAAGGACTATTGGGTTATTTTCTTTCTTATATTCATCAAGTAGGTTATTAAATGTATTTTCTATTTCATACATGTCTTCTTGACTATATTCTTCTGATTTAGAAGAGTATCTTTCTTCTATATAAGACTTATTACTTTTTAGAATAGTATTACTATTAATTCCGTATAGTGTAAGGTTTTTACCCATAGTTAGAAGCCAGTGTGTGAGCAGTGATGATACTACCATATCGTCATTACCACCTTCAGGGTGGTCTACTCTATTGTTTCTTATAACAAGAGCAGCTATCTGATCAATAAGTTTAGAATCGTATAAACAATGAGATGTGTATTTTAACATACTTATTAAAGTAGTACTGTATAATTCAGATCTAGAAGTTATACCTGTTCCTGATGTAACAAAACCGATATGCTTTTTATACTTAATAAATATATCGTCATCGTGAGTTCTTGCTCTAGATATTTCTTCAAATTCTTTACTCATTGTTTCTTTATTCTGATAAACAGTATTATACATTCTATTAAATGGGTTTATACCATGTGATAACAGTTTTTGTATCATATAGTCTATTATAGTTGCAGCAGAACTTCTTCTTTCCATTATCATAACAGAGTTAGGATATTGTAGTAAAAATGCTACAAAGAAGTCAGCTAAAGTTATAAGGTTTATTTCATTAAAGGTTGCTGTACATATAACGTCACCAACAGTGTGATCTCTTACGACAAAAGCAATATCATCTCTACCTACTCCGTCAGAGGTATCAACTCCGATAATAAAACTTGAACCATTATTAACTCGATAGTTTATTTCAGACTCATCTATATACCACTTAAGAATATAGTTATAAGGAGCAAACATATTTGAAATAGGTAATTCAATTACATTATCTCTCATTAAGTCTATATACTCTTTAGGTATAGGTGATTGTGTAGAACCAGATATCCACTGGTTAAATATATCTCGTTTAATGTTTTCTGGTGTAGAAATATTCTCAGATAGTTTTTCTTGTAACCATTCTTCAGAATACCCTAATTGTTTATAACTTAAGGTTATATTTACAATTGGCCTCTTAGCTTCGTTATTGGAAGCATTTGAGTTCTTATAAATAGTTTCATTAAGATCATTTAAATCCACACAGTCAAACAAGTGTTCGTCCATAGTAGTAGCTGACATAGCGATCTTATAAATATAATTACCATCTCTGTCATCTATGTTACCAGCAGTTGTAGCTAATATAGTACCATAAGGTTGATTATTAATCTTAGCAGCAGTACGAGCTGCGTTACCTGACATAAGCATAGCACCCATAGCCACAGCTATATTCTCTATGAAGGCTGCTTCGTCAATAATGTTAATAGGAGAAGTGAAACCTCGACCAACCTTCTCAGCTTGTTTAGGAGAAGATGAAGAAAGATTACCTTTAAACTTATTATTTAAAGCAGCTATTTTAACTTCATCACTATTGAATATATCTTTTTTATTTGAGAAATTAAGATATTCAGGTAACTCTTCAAAAAGATGTTTTACCTTTGATAAAGTCTCAGCTTTAAGACCTTCTGACTTAGTTAATAGATTAATGAAAACATTAGTACTACCAAAGTTAAGAAGATAAGTAACTAAAGCCATTAACATTGTAGTTTTACCAGTCTGTCTTAAAATAACAATAAGAACCATGACATGATTAAAGAATAACCAATATAGAGCTATATTACCTCTGTTTGCTACAAAACTAGTAGGTACTAAACTACCAGGAACAGGTATCTTAGATATTTCTCTTAAGTAATACCAAAAGTTATTCTTACATTCGTAGACTATCTTAGCCTTTATCTCTATAGGTAAAGTTTCATCAAATGGATCTACGTTTCTTAACTCTGGTTGTAATAAAGATAAATGAAATGCATTATTAGTAACACCCATTCGATGGTATATTTCTGCTACTTTAAGAAAACTAGCATTCTTTGTTTCATAGTGTATTACTGCGTTTGGGTGTTTAGTTACCCAATCAGACATAAATAGTATAGTCATTTTATACCCTCATATATAATCAAACAATCGAAACAATCTATTTTTTTGAATTAAGTAATCAATTGACTATATTTTAAAGGAAATGAAATGCTTATTCTATACAGTCAGTTCATAATTCGTTCTGCAATAAAAAATCCATTACAGTTAATGTCACCTCCTATAAAAGAGGAAGGTACAGTATCTTACCCAAGATACAGTGTTATACATTACCTAGACAGTAATTCTGATTCACATTTTCCTTCTAGAGATTTACACTACTTTAAAGACATTCCTGTTAATAAGAAAATACCTATACAACATGTATTAGATTTAGAAAGCAAAGAAGAAATCTCTGTTCTTGAAAATAAGTATGTAGGTACAGAAGTAAGAAAATGGAATAAGAACAACCTAAGAAACTTTAAAGAAGTTAATCTATTAGAGTTACCTAATAAAGATAGTAATTTACTTTCTATATTTAATTACAATCTAGTAAAGGATATGTATAGATATAAAACATCTATTCTATCTACTTACTATAGATATTATAATCTTTCCTCTACATTTTGGACTTTTGTTAAAAAGTCTCTAGATGTAGATAAAGAGTCAGTTCATTTTATAGAAATAGATGTTCCAAACGGAATACCTACTTTTAACTTAATTGATATTATCCTTAAATTTAATAATATTAAGTTTAGTAGAGTGATAAAGAATCATGACCTAATTAAGATTATTGATTTATATAGATGGTTACATTCTGACTTTAAAAACACTTCAACTCTAAAAAGTATAACTGATGAAGATAGCAAGCAGATAGTTATACAGTTTAAATATAGAGGTTATGTGTGTTTTCTACCTTTACATATACTTAAGAGTCTTTCAGATAAATCTACTTTAGAAAGTAGTATTAAGTATGACGATAAGAAAGTAAGAAAAATATTTATACTTATGTTAAGAAAGTTTCAAGATTCTGTAAACAGTATTCTTGAGAATACAGAAGTTCCGGAAGAAGAAATTAACGATGAAGTAAATTTAGAAAAAGACTTAGATGAAGATGATGCTCTTTCTGAAACTATAGAGGAGCAAGAAGATGCTAAATCGAATAATCTACCTTTATCTATAAATAAAATAGGTAACACTCCTTTTTTCAAACCTAAAGAGTTAAAAGAAGTAAAGATAGATGAAAAAGAACTTATAGCAACAAACCTAAATAACTTTATAGATAAAGAAATAGATATAGATATAGAGAACAATGATAGCATTGACAAGTTCTTTATTAAAGCAATTAATGAAGTAAACTCTGATAAAGAGAGTGTACAAGAGGAACAAGCAGAACCTTTACAGGTTAACTATAGTGATGATTATACCACTAGTATACTTAAAGAAAGTAATTTAGACTCTAAGTTTGAAAATCTATTAGAAGATAATAACGTTTTTAAAGTTATGACTTCTGCCGAGATAAGAAACTTAAAGAAACTTAAAGAAGAAAGAAACAATCTAAAATCTCCTTATAATGAAAAAGTAAGTATTGATAATGATAAAGTTATAGATAAGAGTAGTATAATTCTTAACAAAGAGAGTATGTCTATACCTATTCCTAAAGGTATAGTTAATGAAAAGTTTGCAATAGATGTATTAGGTAATTTTGATAAGAAGTATATAAACAATGTTTACAAAAAAGATATTCTAGCTTGTGTTACAGGAATAGAAAAAGCTGGTGTCATTATTAAGAAATACGAAGTAGAAGAAATAAAGTCTTCTACTGGAGATTATGAGATACATAAACTCTCTATTAAACCTTTAACAGGTAAAGAGTCTACTATCTACTTCAGATTACCTAAAATAGATAGCGAAGGTGAAATACTGGTGAACGGAATACGCATAAAAATTCGTAAACAAAAAACAGAACTTCCAATTCGTAAGATATCTCCTATTAAAGTAGCCTTAACAAGTAACTATAGTAAGTTGTTTATATTTAGAACTGAACGTAAAACGAATGATACTAACTCTTACTTGATTAAATATATTCAAGAAAGTTATATGTCTGAAGATGGTATAGTTAAAAAGATAGTACCTGGATTAAAGAATCTAGGTAATAGAGAATTACCTAATATATACTACACTCTTTCAAGTAACTTCAATGAAGTCATTACTGAAGATTACACTTTTATTCTTAATCCAGATAAGATAAGTAACTATCTTGACAAAGAAACTATAAATAGTATACAAAACGATAAGTATACCTTTATAGGTTTTGATAGAAATAAAAATGTACTTGTTACCAATGAGAGTAATAATATATTTAATTATACTAATAGTCTTGAAAGTGTAGGTTACGTAGAAGACTTACTAGGAATAGATAGAGATAAACTTCCAAAAAGTTTTAGCTGTATAAAGATACTTGGTGACGATATTCCGCTTGGAGTGGTTTTAAGTTATTATCTAGGTATAGACGGATTACTCTCTGTAACTAAAACAAAGTTTACTACTATAGAAAGCAATAAACAATATAAAGCAAATAAGAATGAGCTAGTACTTAAGTTTCTAGATTTTAAACTTATAATAGAAACAAGTATTCCTGAACATCAGTTATTATTTAATGGATTCTTGTTCTATAAAGATTTCATTAAAAACTATGAATTAAGTGCTTTTACTGAAGAGAACATTTATCTAAATCTGATAGAGTTTAGAAACAGTAGTCTTATTCATATAAAAGAACTGAATCTACTTAAAGATTTATTTATAGACCCTATTACTGTAAATGTATTAGAAGACATAAATGAACCTACAGATTATCTTAAACTATTATTAAGAGCAAATGAGTTATTGAAAGACTTTAGCCATCCTGATTCAAATGACCCTAATTATTCAAGAATAAGAGGGTATGACAGAGTTCCTGGATTAATGTATAAAGCCTTAGCTGAAAGTCTTAGAGACTATAAAATAAAGAATAGAAGTAATAGTAAAATAGAACTTGATCCTTATAAAGTATGGAACTATGTTACTCAAGATAGTACAGTTAAAATAAACTGAAGACATTAACCCTATACTAGATGTTAAAGAAGATGAGATCGTAACTCTATCAGGTTCTGATGGTTTAGATAAATCAGCTACTCCTATGCGTCTTAAGATCTTTCATAAGAACGATATGGGTTTAATATCTGAATCTACTTCGGATAGTTCCGATGTAGGTATTAATACTTACTTATCCCCTTACGCAAAGTTTAAAGATGTAAGAGGAACTATAAAGAATATAAACTCATCTGAAATAGATAAGTCCTATTTATTTTCTTACTTCAGCTTTATTAGCACCTATGGCTGAACATGACGATATGAAACGGATAAAATTTGGATTGTAGTAAAGTGTTATCATCAATTCAAATATGTCCCTTCGCTTCGAGAGAAGCGTAGCAAACTTCCTTAATTGCGGGAAACTCCTAAAGCTTCAACTACCAACTTATCGTAGTGATACAGGTAAGGGCTGAACTAATAATTCAGAGATGGTAAAAAGGTTGAAGATGCACAATGGACAATCCGCAGCCAAGCTCTCTGTTTACGCAGAGTAGAAGGTTCAACGACTAGTCGAAAGACGTAGAGCCAAGTGGCTCGAAATGGGAAGCACCCTAATCTATAAGAAAGGGTGATGATATAGTCTGGACTCCTAAGGAAACTTAGGGCTGATGTTTATAACATCGAGTATAGTGTAACGAGCTATGCTGAACACTTTCGAAACTTTATATCCATACAGAATTCACATACTATATCTACTATAGGGTATAAACAACCTGTTATAAGAACAGAGTACGAATATGTAATGCCTTACAAAGTAGGAAGTTTATACGCAGTCATGGCAAGTAAAGATGGAGTAGTCTTAGATAAAACAGATAAGCTTATTACTGTCAAATACAAAGACAATACTATACAAAGTTTTACTTTAGGTACTAAATACGGAAGAATGGAAGGTTCTGTTTATCCACATCCTATTGTGAGTAATCTAAATAAAGGAAGTTCTTTTAAGGTTTCAGATGCTATATGTTATAATAGTAACTTCTTTGAACCAGATTGGTTAGATAAGACTAAACTGGTAATGAAGTTTAACAGAGATGTTACTGTAGCCATGACTATGACAAACGAAGTTCTAGAAGATAGTTCAGCTATTTCGAAAGAACTTAGTGAAGAGTTATCTACTTACGTAATTAAAGAAAAAATATATATCATTGATTTTAATAAAAGTATAGTTAATTTACTTCCAGTAGAATCTAAAGTAAATCCAAACACAGTACTATTTACAGTGATTGATAATGAGAATGACTTTAATAATCTTTCTGAGAGTACTATAGATATGCTTCAGAACCTATCATCCTTATCTCCTAAGAGTAAATACGACGGAGTTATAGATAGATTTGAAGTAAAGTATAATGGTGATAAATCAGATATGTCTTCTAGTCTTAGAAAATTAGTAAACAGTATAGAGAAAGAAGAATATGAAGGTTCAAAAGGAACTGAATACGAAATCACTAATCTAAGTGTAAATTCTGAATATAGATCAGAAGGTAAAAATCTTAAAATAGATACTTTAGAACTTAAGGTGTTTATTAAAGTACTACTTAAACAGAATAACGGGGATAAAGGAGTATTTGCTTCTCAGATGAAGTCAGTTATAAGTTCAGTCTTTTCTGAAAATATGACTACTGAATCAGGTACAAAGGTAGAAGCTTTATTCGGTTATAGATCTGTTCTAAATAGAGTTGTTAATTCACCTATACTTGTTGGTACTACAACTAGGTTAGTTAAACACGTAAGTAAACAAATCGCAGACGTATATTTTAAATAAGTAAACAAACACACTCAGGGGGTCAAACCCTTGAGTGTGAATTTTTTGATTTTATATATTGCTTACTTTAAAAAGGAGTTAACGGTATGCCTATAACTTTTCCACTTGACCTATCTGGTAGTAACCCTACTAACTTAGTAACAAACGAATTACACTCAGTTTCAGAAGGTCATTTTAGAGACTACTTTTTCATTATACCTAATTTTGCACCTTTCTTTGTTCATAATTTTAGTGCAAATATAACAATAGGAAATGTAACAAGACCTTTAGTAGAAGATGTAGATTTCTCATTTTGTTTACAATACGTAACAGGAACTCGTGTTACTGGTAAACCTATGTACGGTGGATTAACTCTACATAACTTAAATATGAATGGAATTATATCTATTAGTTATCAAACAGTAGGTGGTGACCAGATAGCAGATAGACTTCAAGTATTAACAGTGTTAGCTGACAAAGCTTATAATCCTAGAGTTACTATATTTGATATTCTAAGTGGAGTTCCTAACGCATTTCCTCCTTCTCCTCATTATCAAGATTATGAAAACTTCTACGGTCAAGAAGTAAGTTGTTAACAGGTTTAAAATGAAATAAGAGATGCCATATTAACTAACTCATCTATAACTCAGGAAAGTATAGCTACCTTTTTAAATACATACCTAGGTGGTTCTTTAGGTTCATACCTAAGAAAAACAGGCGATGTAATGTTAGGTAGATTAATGTTATCAAATGACCCTATAGATAATCTAGAAGCTGCTACTAAACAATATGTGGATTTATCTACGATATCTCCAGATGAGTTAAATTCTATTTTATCTAATTACTATACCATAGGTTTATTAAATGGTCTATTAGCTAATAAAGTAAGTAAAACAGGGGATGTAATGACAGGACAACTTGTTCTTTCAGGAAACCCTTTAGACGCAACTCATGCTTCAAATAAACAGTATGTAGATAGTGTAGCTGACTCTATAAGAGCAGAGATAACTAATCTATTAACAGCCATAGGTGATATTAATCAAGACTATGTAACAAAAACCTATGTAGATAATAGAGTAAATGAATTAATGAGTAGAATTGACTTAACCCAAATGGGTGGTTAGGAATTTTTAATCAAGTGAGGTAGTTTGTCCTGTTTCTGTAGTTAATTTTCTTTATAAGGAAGGAAAAGACATGCGTTTAAATGTTTATGGCAATATGCCAATAATGACCCCAAGAGATCCTATAGTTCCTCTTGAAGCTGCTAACAAAAATTATGTTGATACTAGAGATAATCTTCACGCAAGTGATTTTACTCTTCACTTAACACCAGCTCAAGATCAGTTATTGGATAATTTAACAGTTTCTTATCAGGAACTAAACTATCTATCAGGTTTATCTGGTAACATAGTTACTCTGTTAGGTGATAACGTAGCTAAGTCTGGTTCTACCATGACTGGTTATCTTACTCTTAACGGTGATCCAGTTGATGCTTATCATGCTGCTACTAAGAAGTACGTAGACGACGTAGCCAACACTAAGGTATCTAAGGCTGGTGACTCCATGACAGGAGCACTAACTCTGTCTGGTGCTCCTACAAGTAATCTTCACGCTGCTACAAAGCAGTACGTTGATACAACTGTTTCTACTCATGCATCTAACGATGCTCTACACATTACTACCGCTCAGAATACGTTCTTAGATGGTATTACTATTACTTCTACTGAAGTTAATACATTAGAAGGTATTACCTCTAATGTTCAAACTCAGTTAGACTCTAAAGTAGCTAAGTCTGGTTCTACTATGACTGGTGCTCTAGTTCTGTCTGGTGCTCCTACCGCTGAACTACAGGCTGCTACTAAGGGTTACGTAGATACTACTGTTGATACACACGCATCCAACGATGCTCTACACGTAACACCAGCTCAGAACACTCTTCTTGACAGTATAACTGTAACTTCAACTGAAATTAACAGACTTGAAGGTATCACTGGTAATGTTCAGACACAAGTAGATAGCAAGGTAGCTAAGTCTGGTGACACCATGACTGGTGCTCTAGTTCTACCTGGTGCTCCTACTTCTGAACTACAAGCTGCTACTAAGGGTTACGTAGATACTACTGTTGATACACACGCATCCAACGATGCTCTACACGTTACTGCAGCTCAGAATACCTTCCTTGACGGTATTGCTATTACTTCAACAGAAGCTAATACTCTTTCTGGTATTACTTCTAATGTACAAACACAAATAGACTCTAAGGTAGCTAAGTCTGGTGACACCATGACTGGTGCTCTAACTCTACCTGGTGCTCCTACAAGTAACCTACATGCTGCTACTAAACAGTACGTTGACTCAACAGTAGACACTCATGCTACTAATGATTCACTACACGTAACCCCAGCTCAGAATACTTTCCTAGATGCACTCTCTGTAACTTCTACTGAAGTCAACAGACTAGAAGGTATTACTGGTAACGTACAAACTCAGATAGACACTAAGGTAAGTAAAGCTGGCGACACCATGACTGGCGCTCTAGTTCTACCTGGTGCTCCTACTTCTGATTTACAGGCTGCAACTAAGGGTTATGTAGATACTCAAGATGCTCTAAGTGTTGCTAAGTCTGGTTCTACCATGACTGGTGCTCTAGTTCTATCTGGTGCTCCCACTACTGATCTACAGGCTGCAACTAAACAGTATGTTGATACAACAGTTGATACACACGCATCTAACGATGCTCTACACGTAACACCAGCTCAGAACACTCTTCTTGACAGCATAACTGTCAGTGCTTCTGATATTAACCAGTTATCTGGTATTGATAGCAATATTCAAGACCAAATAGACACTAAGTTTGATAAAGCTGGTGGTACTATTACTGGTGATGTAACTTTAGAAGCAGGTAAAACTGTATTCGTAAATAAAGTTCCAGAAGCTGGTACTGAACTTGTTAACAAAGCTTATGTTGACTCAATTGCTAAAGGTCAGAAATGGGAAGATCCTGTTTCAGATGTAAACTTAGTAAGTGATGATCTATCTACTCCTCCTGTTACTCCAGTTGAAGGTGATGTTTACATCATCGGCGCAGTAGCTACTGGTGCTTGGGTTGGTAAAGAAGGTTATGCTACTTTCTTCAAGAACGGGGACTGGGTATTCCTACAAGAACGTCCTGTAGCTGTTGGTGATAGATTTGGTGTTTCTTTAACATCAGCAACTGTTCCTTCAGGCGGTTTAACTGGTAAAGAAGGTAAACTAGTACAAGTATCAAGTGTCACTGGTGGTATTCTTTACACTGAAGATACTATTGGCGCTGGTAGTACTACTCTAGTATTTGACCCACAGTCTTCTAAGTTTGGTGTTTCTTACACTCGCACAGACGAAGGCGACTGGGTTCCAACTAACACTTCAGTTAACTTAACTGCTGGTGAAGGTCTATCTCTTATAGGTAACATTTTAACTGTTAATACTGGTGACGGTCTACAGATTGAATCAGATACAGTTGAAGTTAAACTAGCTTCTAATAACGGTATTGCTTTTGATGTAAATGGTGGTCTATACGTTCCTAAGGACGGTGATAGTCTAACTATTTCAGCTACTGGTATTAAAGTTTCTGATACAGTTATAGCTGATATTGCTGATAAAGTATCTAAGACAACTGGTGGTACTGTAACTGGTAATATAGTAATTGATGCAACTGGTTCACTTAAGACTAACGCAACTGCTACAGTTGATAGTGACGTTGTTAACAAGAAATATGTAGATGATATTGATGCTGAACTACGTTCTGATATCACTACTCTAGAAGGCACAGTATCCACTCTAAATACTGATCCAGTAACTAAGGATTATGTAAATACTCAAGATGCTCTTAAGGTAGCTAAAGCTGGCGATACCATGACTGGTGCGCTAACTCTATCTGGTGCTCCTACAAGCAATCTACATGCTGCCACTAAGCAGTACGTTGATACTACTGTTGATACACACGCATCCAACGATGCTCTACACATATCTGCTCAACAAAACACTTTCCTAGACGCTATAACTGTTTCATCTACAGAAGTAAACAGTCTAGAAGGTGTTACTAGTAACGTTCAGACTCAAGTAGATAGTAAGGTAGCTAAGGCTGGCGATACCATGACTGGTGCGCTAACTCTATCTGGTGCTCCTACAAGTGCTCTACACGCTACTACTAAAGACTATGTTGATTCTAATCTAACTGCTCACGTAGAAGATGAATCAGTACACATGACTGCAGCTCAAAATGCTTTCTTTGATGCTGTTACTGTAAGTGCTACTGAAGTTAATACTCTATCTGGTATTTCAAGCAACGTACAAACTCAAGTAGATAGTAAAGTAGCTAAAGCTGGCGACACCATGACTGGCGCGCTAACTCTATCTGGTGCTCCTACGAGTAACCTACACGCTGCTACAAAGCAGTATGTTGATCAAGGTCTAGCTACACACGTTCAGGACGAAGCTGTCCATATGACCGTTGCTCAGAATAGCTTCCTTGACGCTGTTACTGTAAGCTCTACTGAAGTTAATACTCTAGCAGGTGTTACTGGTAACGTACAAACTCAAGTAGACTCTAAGGTAGCTAAGGCTGGCGATACCATGACTGGTGCGCTGACTCTATCTGGTGCTCCTACGAGTAATTTACACGCTGCTACTAAGCTATATGTAGACGAAAATCTATCTGCTCACGCAGAAGATGCTTCTATTCATATGACAGAAGCTCAAAATACTTTCTTTGATGCAGTCACAGTTACTGCTACAGAAGTAAATAGCTTAACAGGTATTTCTAGTAATGTACAGCAACAAATTAACGATAAGGTAGCTAAGGCTGGCGATACCATGACTGGTGCGCTGACTCTACACGCTGACCCTGTTGGTAGTTTACACGCTGCTACTAAACAATACGTAGACACTCAAGATGCTCTAAAGGTATCTAAGTCTGGTTCTACTATGAGCGGATACCTAGTTCTACACGCTGACCCAGCAACTGCGCTTCAAGCTGCAACTAAGGGTTATGTAGATACTAATCTAAATTCACACGCTATTGATAACTCTATTCACATTTCTGCTGCTCAGAATACCTTCCTGGATAATCTAAGCATCACTTATGAAGAAGCTAACAGACTTGCTGGTGTAACTTCAAGTGTTCAAACACAACTTGATGAGAAGCTAAATCTATCAGGTGGTACTCTAACAGGTGCTTTAACTCTGGCAGGTGCTCCTTCTGTAGACCTACAAGCTGCTACTAAGAAATACACAGACGATGGCGACGCACTCAAGGTAGCTAAGGCTGGCGATACAATGACTGGTGCTCTGATTCTGTCAGGTGCTCCTACTGTTGATCTACAAGCATCTACTAAGAAGTATGTTGACGACCAAGTGTCTGGCGCTAATACAAGTCTAAGTACTGATATTAATGCTAAGGTAAGTAAAGCTGGCGACACCATGACTGGTTTCCTAACTTTACACGCTGCCCCTACTGATAACCTACACGCTTCTAGTAAGAAGTATGTTGACGATTCATTCGTTAACATGAAGGGATACGTAGATGCTGCTGACCTAAATATTCAAAATCATCTAGATACATTACAAGCTAGTGTTGATACTCTTAATACTGACCCTGTAACTAAAGCTTATGTTGATTTACAAGATAACTCTAAACTAGCTAAGGCTGGTGGTGTTATGAACTGGTTATATCAGTCTACACGCTAGACCCACAGCAGAGTATGCATCCCGGCTACTAAGCAATACGTAGATGGAATTGCACAAGGTCTAGTAAACAAACCTTCTATTCGTTTAGCTACCACATCTAATCTATCCGCTACTTATAGTAATGGCACTTCAGGTGTTGATAGTACTCTAACTGGTACTTCTAACGGTCTTCTCAGTGTTGACGGTAAGACAGTTACAGTTGGTGATCGTATTCTTGTTAAGGATCAAACTAACAAGATTCAAAACGGTGACTACGTCGTTCATCAAATCGGTGACGCAGTTTCTCCGTTCATTCTTAAGCGTGTTACTACCGCTGACGAAAGTAACGAAGTTCCACGTAGTTACTTCTATGTATACGACGGTGCTACTCTCAAGGGTACTGGTTGGACATTTACTGTAGATAATCCAGTTACATTTACTATCGGTAATGATGATATATACGTTAACCAGTTCTCTGGTCAAGGTAATCTAATTGCTGGTAGCGGTCTAACTCTAACTGGTAATACTTTCGATATTAACTCAGCAAGCAATACTCGTATTGTTGTTAACGCTGATAGTATTGACCTAGCTACTACAGGTGTAACTCCTGGTACTTACACTAAGCTTGTTGTTGATGGTTACGGTCGTGTAACGACTGGTGTTAATCCAACCACACTTGCTGGTTATGGTATTAGTGATGCTCAACCTCTAAACGCAAATCTAACTAATCTAGCTGCTGTTACAAGCGCTGGTTTACTTGCTAGAGATGCAACTGGCGATATCGTAACTAAGGCACTTGCTGTTTCTGGTGTTGGTCTCAGTATCAATAACGAAAACGGTGCTTATAGTGGTGATGTAACTATTACAAGTAATGCTACAAGTAATGGTACTGCTAGTACTATTGTAAGTAGAGATGCTAGCGGTAACTTTACTGCTAACACTATTACAGCAAATCTAAATGGTAACGCCAATACAGCTACTGTTCTAGTTAACGCTAGAGATATCAGTGCAAGTGGGGATATTAGTGCTACTGCTGTTTCCTTCAACGGTTCAGCGAACGTAAATCTAGTAACTTCACTATCTGCAACTGGTGTAACTGCTGGTGATTATACTAAGGTAAGTGTTGATGTTAAGGGTAGAGTAACTGGTGGAAGTAACCCAACTACTCTAGCAGGTTATGGTATCACTGATGCTTATGACAAACTAACTGTAGATGAGAAGCTAGCTGTTCTTGAAGATAAATTCAGAGAGCTATATCTATACGTTATTAACCGTATGTAATATGTAATATAAACACTCACCAGAGGGCTACAATGGCCCTCTGGTGAGTTTAATACGTTAACTGATACTACTTACTACCTTCTTCTAAAATAAGCTCTGAGAGCGATTTAAAGCTACTATATAGATAAACTATGTTACTATATAAATATGAGAGAAACTCTATCTCAGTTCCTACTATGTGTAATGACTCTATAAGTTCTTTTTTAGTTCTTTCTGTTTTAAGAAGAATACCAGTAGACTTATTCTGATCAATTAAAGAATCAACTAAAAGAATTACATCTTTAGTCATTCTGGATATCTCGTTAAGTCTTTCTTCATTTACTATGTTAGATATTTCGTTTAGCTTAATATACAAAGTAGGGATATCTGAAAGATTACGAAGTATATCTTCTACATTTGCTTTTGTAGAAGAATCTTTTTTAGGAAAGTAACTACTTATCGCTTTAGTGTTCTTATCTATTAATTTCTCAGTATCTTTAAAGTAAGTATACCCGTAAAGAGAGTTTGCTTTATTCTCGGAATACTCATTTATAAATGATGAAACAGATAACTTAAGATTAGACAGAGACTTATAAGTATCTTCTATTACAGCTTCAGAAACTTTAATTAAGTCTTCAGTGTAATCTATATACTTACCTTTAAAGTTCTCTGGTTTCTGAACTGTATTATGTTTAAAATTAGTGTAGTTTAGACGTTTAGCTACATGTTCAGTTTCAAACCTTGTAGAAGTAAAATCAATTACTATCTTATCTTTACTAAGGTCTGTCAGACTAGAACTAAAAGTAGAAACCATATCCTTTACTTTATATAGATAGTCGGATAAAGCTTCTGTGGAAATAACTGTAGCAGTCCTGTAATAATCTTTAAAACTCTCTTGAGACATAACTAAAGATAGTGCATTATCTTCATTATAAAGTTTCATTTCTTTCACCTTTCGTACTGTAAAAAATAGTTAATCTAAGTTCAAAAAATACATCCCAGGAGGATTACCCCCTGAGATGTAGACATTACACATCAGACATAACTCGCCATAAACGATATTCGTCGTTATCCCCGTATATTCTATTCATATGGTCAAAACCGTCACCAGAGTAAGATCTGTTATACAGATAAGCTTCGCCAGAAGTAGTAGATTTGTATTCCTGTATTTCTATTAGATAACTTACAGCTAGATATTCTTTATCATCAGGATGTTTCTTTAAACCTATATAAAGATTGTCATTTACGACGTAAGGTTCAGTAGGAATATAGATGTTAAATTCCTGTAACTCACCTTTAGTTAATATAGTACCATTCTTTCTAGCAAAACTAGAAACTAAACCATCTGGAGAATAAAACTCCCAGTAAAGAGTTTCACCTATAGGATAAGTAGTAGTGTCCACTTGAATAACATAACTATTACCTTTAACTAAATTACAGTCTTTTAAGTCTATTGACACATTAGAAATAATTTTTCTCTTAGTGAGAAAATATAGTAAAGCGTCATACCTTATAAGTTTACTATTAGGTAAAATAGCAGGTAATTCTTTACACTTAAATCTTGCTAATAAGTTATTAAGAATTTCCATCACTATAGATACCTGACCTAAAGTAATAGCTCTTTTAATTCTTTCAAGTTGATCTACAACAGGTTCAAAACCAAAAACATCATCAAGTAAATGTCTATGTATAGTAGGATTAAATTCAGTTGGTTTATTAAGTACATTAGACCAATCAACAGGTCTATTGTCATTTATAACAGATTCGTAAAGTCTTGCTATAGGTTCATCACTGTGAGCATAGTGTCCGCCTAAAGCTTGATAAGTAATAGTTGGATTAGAGCTTACATTTGAATTAATGATAAGAATAACTGAACTTATTTCTTTTCCATAGAGAAGAGTTGCTTCTTGATGAAGTTCAACTATTTGATAATCTCTACCTCTTTCAAGTGTAGAAGAACCGTCTTTAACTATAAGGCTATTTGCAAAGAAAGGTCCTAGCTTAGGAGCTATAGACCTAGAAGGTCTATTTGAAAGAGTATGAGGTTCATCTATAATTCTATTAGAGATATTAATCCCTGTGATATCTAAATCTAGTCTAATTGCTGAAGAATTTTCAAATGGCATTTATATTACCTCTGTCTATACTTATATAAACTGGAGTAGCTTTAGTAACTTTTAAAACTCCTTCAACTAAACTATCAGGAGTTATACCATCACTGTCTCTGTTAAGTATACCTACACTCTTATAAAAGTGATAAGCTAATTCAGAACAATAATATTGATTCTCACTTGTCCTTATTCCAATCAAACCTTTAATAAGGTCTATTAGTCCATAAGGTTTTCCAAGATTACTTAAAAGAACATCTTTATGTTTATCATTATTTTCTATATTACAAGGAATATAGTAGAAATCATCTATCGACATAGATATAGGAAATAGTCTAACTACAGGTGGTGTTGCTTCTACTACGAAGAATCTATCTCCATCTGTATACACTATACCTACGTGTATATATTCAGCTTTGAAGATTTTTTGATAGAGAAAGAGAATGAAATCAAAAACAGAATTTATCTTAGTAGATTTCCAGGCTAATAAATCACCTGTTTTCATCTCTTTTCTCTTTACGGAATATAGCTCAGTCATAGGGTATTCCTCATTAAAAACAGTGGTCACAGGATTCAGGAGGTATCTCACCATGTTAAAGTTCTTACTTGTTACTTTATTACTTTTACAAAGTGTTTCTGCTAACTCTCAAATAAATGTTAAAACGTATATACCACCTCATGCTTTTGAACATAAAGAAACGATAGAAAGAGAACTCGATAATTTCTTTCCAAATATACCTGATTATAATTATGTTCCAGCTCTTATAGAACACGAAAGTTGTATCTCTCTTAAACACTCACGTTGTTGGAAAAGTACTTCTGAATTAAAGTCAGCGAGGGAGCAGGGAGTTGGTCTTGGGCAAGTAACAAGAGCCTTTAGAGAAGACGGTAGTGTAAGATTTGATACTCTTACTAATCTAAAAAATATGTATAGAAATGAACTAAAAGAAGCTAGTTGGGATATAATCAAGAACAGACCAGATTTACAAATAAGAATGATAGTACTTCTTCTTAAGAATGATTATAAAGGTTTATACGCAGTCAAAAATGACATGCCAAGACTACATTTCACTGATTCAGCTTATAATGGTGGAATAAGAGATGTACACAGAAGCAGACGTGCTTGTGGTCTAGCTAATAACTGTGATCCTCAATTTTGGTTTGAGAACACAGAAAGATATATAGCTAAATCACCAAAAGTATTATACGGTAATAGGAGTTCTATCGATATAAATAAATACCACGTTTATGATATCTTTAGAGTTAGACTACCTAAGTATCAGAAATACTACTTTACAGAGGAATGAAAAATGAAAAGAGATCCTAAGTTTATTTCATCTATGTTATATAGAAAAAATGGTAAAATATACTGTAAAGAAAAATGCACTATAGAGTTTCCTAAATGGTATATAAATAAAGAACTAGCTAAGATAGAAGAACAAAGTAAGGTATACGGTATATTTGCTATATGTATAGGTGATAAGTACAGTGTAAGTGTAATACCTACACTTTGTTACACAGTTCCTATATTAGTGAATGAAATAGAAAAAGACGATATGGAATATGTACAGTTCGTCTATAACAAAGACGATCCTATAATTGACAATGAATTAAGTATTAAACATGAGTTATTAAGTTATTATTTCTTTGAAGGTTACTTTATGTACGCAAGAGTTCCTTGGTATATAGAGTATGAGGATTTAGTTAGAATTATGGACAATCTACCTAAATACGCTAATAGTAACGTAGGTGGAGTTTGGATAGCAAATGAACTTTTGGTTAGTTTCATTACTAGATTTAGTAAAGATAAACTAGAATATCATAGACAACATATAAAAGAACCATTTGACTTTGTAGAGCTAATGAATGTATTTTATTCAGTTAAATCTCCTACATTAAAACTTGGTGGTAATTACTTTAATAACGCTTTAGTAAGTGGTATAGTCCAGAAGACTAAATCAGAAACTAAACTAGATAAATTAGCAAGAGTGTAAACTACTACCTGGTGACTTTAATAGTCACCAGGTAGTATTAGTTTAGTTAGGTCTTAATATAATAGTAAAGATTCTTATTTAAGTTAGTGTTCTCTAAACCAGTGAAATCTGGAATAAGGAATTGAGTAAGAGGGTCTATTGGGACAACTAAGCCATCGTAGAAAGAGGAATAATCGTTATAACCTCCTGTAAATGTAATATCATGAATATCCCTAGAACCATCAGTCCCGTGTGCGATATATAGTCTACTAGATGTTATAAATACAGTATGTCGACTATTGTTTTGTAAAGTAACACCACTGGCCCCTGACGTAGTAATTACTCCATTAATATCAAGATCAATTACGTAAATAGTAGATATATGTGAACCTGCTGAGTTTGTTCCACCGAATAAATATATTTTACTATTTATAACTACAGAAGCAGAGTCATATAAAGCAATAGGTAAATTACCAGCAACAGACCAAGTTCCTAAAGTAGAGTCTTCATTTATAACACACGTATAAATTGTACTTATAGCTGTAGACCCTGTTTGACCACCCATTAGATATAATCTATCTTTAGTAGCAACAAGTTGAGCATTTCCTATCGCAGCAGGAAGTGGTGTACCTGTTGACCAAGCGCCAAGAGTTCCGTCACTATTTACAGTAGCAAAATATACAACATTAGTAGTAGTTGTTGCATCTCTACCACCGATTAAATAAACTCTATTTTTAATTAAAACAGCTTGAGAGTTCTTTAAACCACCAGGTAAATTATTACCGTATGACCAAGTCCCTAAAGTACCATCTGCGTTAATAGGAGCAGTTATAACTGTATTTAAAGCACCGGATGATAAGAAACCACCCATTATATGTACTCGGTTATTTACAACTATTGCTTGCGCGAAAGAGAAAGCATAAGGTAGTAAATTAGATACTGTATTAGTTCTTTTTACCTCTAATAATCCTGAAGAGTTTATAGTATTTGATTCTATTATATTACCAGAAGTTCCAGCAATTAAATAAACTCTATTTTTAGTTACTATAACAGAACTACCTTCAGAGATATTTGAAGTTTGAAAGGTACTAGGATTTACACTACTAATAGCGCTATTACTATAATTAAAATCGTATTGTAAAGCCCAAGGCTTACCTCTGTCTGCTATAGTTCCTTGATTAGTAAAAATATCACCAATAATACCATAAAGAGTACTATAAGTGGTTTTACTTAAAGCCCCACCGTTACATCTTAGAAATCCAGAAGGAGGAGTAGCTACAGGAAAACCAACTATATCACCTGTCTTAAAACTACCACCAACTGAAGAAGATATTTTGCTATCTACATAAGCTTTTGTAGCAACATCTTCATTATCTAAAGGAGCACCTGCTAGAGTTATAGTACCTGTAACAACACCACCTTCTTTAGCTAAAGAGCCTTCTATTCCGTAACCTTCAAGAGTAGTAGGTTTATCAGAAGTAATCTTATTCCAGTTTAGATTAGGTATATCGCTCTCAGTGATATTAGAGGAACCTGTTACTCTACCCTTCTGGTCAACAGTTACTTTACTGTAAGTACCAGCAACTACACCAGTTGGTTTAAGAACTACATTACTATTACCACTGTTTACAGTTACATCACCACCCATACCAGGAAGTCTAGCAGCAAGAATAGTACCACTTGTGATATTAGCCGCATTTAGTCCTTCTGTAGCACTATCTACGTATAACTTATGAACAGCTTTGATTTTGATTCTAGTTATTTTCTGTACTCTATTACTAGAGGTACCAGTTAAAGTCATTCCGTCTATAGTAATAGTAGCGCCTTCAGTAAGACCACCACCGGCGTAAGTATTTAATCTCATTTCAATTACTCCTTAACAGTAAAAAAGGTTACCTCAAAGCCAATCAAACAATGAATTATGCAAACCACTCTTATATATAACTAAAAAAATATGTAAACAACTATAGTCTGAAGCTACTATTCGAGGTAAAAATAGTGAAATACATAGTCTGTGGAGATATACATTTAGGTCACACTAAAACACCTACTAAACATATAATAAATTCTTTTAAAAAGTCTATTCTATCTGAAAAGAATAAAGATATAGATGTTTTATTTATAGAAGGAGATTTGTTTGATAGACTTCTAGATTTAAATAGTAAAGAAGTTCATTATATAATAGATTTTTTCAACTATCTTCTTTCTTACTGTTATACTAACAATATTCTTCTTAGAGTTCTTGAAGGAACTCCTTCTCATGACTGGCAACAGTCTACTACTCTTGTTAAGTTAAATGAAATAAGAAATACAGATAAACAAGTAAATCTTAAGTACTTTAATTGCTTAGATATAGAATACATGGAAGAGTATAATAAATACATACTTTATATTCCAGATGAATGGTCTAACGATCACTCAGATATAGAAAAACAAATAAAAGAAAAACTACTTCTTAATAACATTCAAAATGTAGATATAGCTATACTTCATGGTCAATTTAGTTATCAGTTAGTAGGAAAGAAATATACGGGCTTTTATTATAAAGAAGATTATTTTCTTAAATTAGTAAAAGAGTATATACATGTAGGTCATTACCATATGTATACTACTCATGATAGAATTATAGCAACTGGAAGTTTAGAAAGATTATCTCATGGTGAAGAGCATCCTAAAGGTTACGTCTTAGTAGATAATAAAAATAGTTATTTTATAGAGAATAGTAATTCATATATCTATAAGACACTTAACGTTATAAACTCTACTACTTTAAATATACTTGATTCTAAGATTTTCAAATATCCTAAAGGGTCACATATAAGACTACTTATGTCAAAAGACCATCCTTTTAATATAACTTTTCAAGAGTTAAAGGGAAGATATTTAGACTATCATATTAAGAAACTAATTAAAGAACATGTCTCTGAATCTAACTCCGTTACATATATATTAACAGAAGATGATTTAGATCTTTCTTGTAGAACTGTGTTAGAAGGTAATGTAGATGAAACTCTTTATAATCTAATAACTTCTAAGAATCAGTTATCTGAACTAGAAAGCTCTAAACTTATTAAATATCTTAGTATCTTTAAGGAGATAAATGTAAATGAATCCTCTACTTGAGAAAAGGTCTCAATCTGGTTTTCCTCTATCCATAGGTACATCTCTTAGTTTAGAGTCAGTATTAGACCCAGTGCAACCTGTTTATGATGAAACTAGAGTAGTACCTAAGATAGAAAACATAACGTCTTACACGATGTTAGCTTTTAACGTATCTACTCTATTAAGAAACATCATTTCTAGTATACCTTTTAAAGAAGCTATTACTATACCTTTCAAAGATTACTACGAAGTGTTACTTGATGAAATAGAGTTTTTGTTTAACACTTTAGCTCTTACTGAAGTTCCTTCAAGATTCTATGTTAATACTTATAAATACGTAAATGAAACCTATAAAGATAAAGATTGTTTAAGAAAAGTTCATACAGAAAAACAAGTATATATAGACAACATTATTAAATACTGTTTAGATAAAATAAGAAAAGATAGTGATGTTGATATCTTTCATAAAGATATTAAGTATAGCAAAGAAGATAGACTTCTTGTAATGACTCATGTACCTTTTGATCTATTAAGTTACGATAACTTTATTAAGTTAGATTTACTTGAGTCACATACTGGTCTTATCAAGACAAGAAAAGATTGGTGGACTAAATACTACCCTATGCCTGGTGATTTAGATATGTCATTTCTTCCTTTATTAGAGTACTTCTTAACTGTATTTGGAGATAATGTTATGTTTTCTCCTGCTGATATTTCTAAAAGAAAAGATCTATATACAGCTTTAAAGAATAAAGGAGTTACTCCTCTTTCAAGTGAGTTGTCTATATCTTTCATGTTAAAGTAAACTACTGACACAGGGCTTTCCTGTGTCAGTAGTAAGTTAAGGTTAACCCTTAGCAGGAATTTCAACAGCGTTTAACGCTTCTTCATTAGCTGCTAGTAATAGAGCTTCACGAATACTATTTGTTTCAAAGAAACGAGTAGTGAACGCGTTCTGAACACCTGCGATGATTTCCTTTAGGTCATCGATAGAACTCAGTGGTTGAGCTATATCGTTAAAAGAAATCCAAGCTGGTGGTAGATAAGTAGTTTCATTGTAAATTACTAGAGCTTGTACTAGACGGCCTCTTGCTTTTTCATCAGCGTCATAAAGTACACCATTTACTTCAACTGGAGTATCTAGATACCAATCACGATAATCTTTAAGCTTATCAAGAGCTTCTTGTTTCTTAGTCTCAAAAGTGGTGTAAGAAACAGCGATAGGAATCTGAACCCAAGTATTACCAACTACGGTAACATAACAACCTTCATTTGCTTCAGGTTTAACATCAGTAGTAGTGTCAGGAGGTAGAATAGGATTACCTTCTAAGTCTACATCAATATCAATCTCTAGAACTTGACCACCAAAATTACGCCATGCTTTCATGATTAACTCCTTCAATAAAAAAATAAACAAACAACCATTTCTTGATTAATCTAAAGTTAGATTTACCATTTCAAACAATGCCTTTTCAAACCACAGGAGAAAACAATGTCAAATCTCTATCAAAAATATTACGATATTAGTAAATTGGTAATCTGGGGTGACTCTGATTCAACCGACCAATCAAGTAAAAGACCTAGGTTAGTTTTTAGTTTCAGAGACGGTAATCCAAGAATTTCTGTTTACACAGGTAACAGTGGAGTAGAAGGAATTATTTCCTTTCCTTCTGATATTCCTACTATGGTTTCAGCTATGAGTATGCTTAAGGATGTAGCTAACGGACCAAATGGTAATAAGGTAGCTATTGACTCTCTTACTGTTAACTACGTTAATAATAAACCCACTAATGAAAAGAAACTAGTTTCCACTCTTTATATTGGAAAATCTAAAGAAGGTTTAGTTTATCTTTCTGTAATTACTGAAGGTAAACCTAAACTAGTATTTAGCATTAAACCTTCTCAGTACCATACCTTTAAAGATTCTGAAAAGAATGTTATTTCTGATTCAGTAATTAGCCCAATGATGGCTAAAGGTATTGCTGATGTAGTTCTAAACGTAGTAAGTAACATTCTGATTACTTATACTAACGAAGAGTATAACAATAGTGGAAGAAAACAGTCATCAACTAAACCAAATACTTCAAATGGTGCTAGTAATGATAGTTATAAAACAGATTCATCTAAATCAGATATTCTTTCATCTTTAGAAGATCTAAATCTATAACAAATACACCTGAGGATACCCAACCTCAGGTGTTTCCTTTTTTGTCTTGTTTTTGGTATTTTTGCAATACCATATATAATAAGTGTTCACTACAGGAGTCTAAATATGCTTCAATTTAAACTTGGATTATCAGAATACGGTTTTAACATACTTGAGGTACATTACACTAATAATGAGACAATCGAATTTGATTTGTATGAGTTTTATAAAGACCAAACATTTCTACATAGTCTCTATGACCAGATAAATGAATATCTAACTACTCTTCCTGACCACACTCATAAAGAGATTTACGACACAATACACACACTGACTATTAATAATTATAAAGCTAATTTTCAAGATCATAGCTTTGTTCTTAAACTAGAACAGAAAATAGCTAAAGTAGCAGGCTTACTTAACTATGAAAATTTTAAGATATGGATTAGACAAAAAGAAAGTGGAATGATTATTCCGGATTCTGTTTTAAGTGAGTATGTGTTCGACCCAGACATGAACACTACTAAAGAAAAGACTTATATCCGAAGTGAGTATGTAGACCTAATTGGTCTTATCATTTTTATCAGAGCTTTATCTCCTTTGTACCTAGAGTACTTTGGATATATTAAACAAATTACTCCCCATTATTACTATAGGCTTTATAACATTTTAGTAAGAACTTCTATCTATACTTCTAAAGAGATAGAAAAGCTTAGAACTTATATTGAAGTAAATCATCAAACACTTATAGGTGTAGATAAGAATGAACATCTTGTAATTAGTGCAGGGTTAAGTGACGACGATGTAATGGATAGTCTAATAAGTGAAGTTATCTTTAATAAGCTTATAACTATCGATTTCTTTAATAAAACTTGTAACATTGTATCTTATATTTTTCAGACTATCAAGTATAAAGGTACATTTGCTACTTCTGATAGTGTAGCTATTCGAGGTAAGTCTTCTGTAAATGATCCAAATAAAGAAGATATAAGCTACTTTGAAGATTATAGAAAAAATACTGAAGTACCTCTAGGTATTAAAGTAGAAATTCAACATGCTCTATCAAACCCACAGATGTTACTTAATGGTTTAAACATTTCTTCTTTTGATTATGAAAGATATAACGAAGAAATAAAGAACATAAATCTATTTTTAACTACTCGAATAGATAAGTTACAAATATATATTCTAGGTTGGTTTTTAAGTAAGATCATTAATCCTAGAGCTTTATTCTATATTGAAAATAAGAAAGTGATGGAGTTACTTATCTTTGCTAAAGTTGTACTCATACAAGAAGGTTATCCATTTATAGCTCTTCTATTAAGTTCAAACAAAACGAATGAAGGTAACTTCGTTAACATTATCATTAAGAATACAATCGATAAGGAATTACTAGAAAGTTTAAAACAGTACTATACTCATGTAACAGATGAAGAAGGTATCACTGTAATAGAAAAGACTATTTCTGAAGTATCTAGAGAAATAGTTAACACTGTCTGGAAGCCAATTGGAAACACCAATGGTCTAGACTCTTACATTAACAAAGAAGGGTATGTAGTTATACCTAATAATATAAACGATCTAGTGTGTCAATTTGTCAAATTTGTAGTTTCCTAAAAGATAGGGGATTTTCTCATGCAAAATACAGGTATTCATCCAGAGTCTTTCGTAATAGAGAGCTTAACATATATTCCGCTAGGAAATCATAATCCGATGTTTAGTCATCCTTATGTTATTAATCCTACACATGAAGCTATTAACGGTATTGCTGAAAGTGTATATAGTACTAAATCTGGTAAGATTACTACTAAGCATTTAAATAATCATATCAGTGGTATCATGGAACACTCAGGTATGGGGTATTTAAGTCCAGTTGATAGTAATTGGACAGGAACAAAGAGATATATCTTTTTGCTTAAAGTTAAAAGTATAGATTTTTCTGGTACTGAAACTAATTCTTATATTCAAGGTTACACTAACTATGACGGTACTACTAAGAACGGTCATATTGATAGTGACCTAGAACATAATATCAATAACGTTATTGAGACTTACTCTATGACTATTAATACTCCTATGGGTTTAATAAGAAAAGAAAAGTTAATGAAGATTTATAATGTATTTAGTCCTAATGAAAATCAGGAGTATTATACACAAAGACCTTCAGATATGTTAGAGCACGTTAACAATGTAGACTTAATTAACGTTTTAGGAGCAGAAGGATCTAATTTCTCTGTAACGAGTTGTTCAAATACAGTGTCTCCTTTTAATAGTTCTATTGTTGGTAGTAATATCGATAACAGTATTCCTAGTGACTATCTAAGTAAGATTCTCAATGTAGGTCTAATGACTCACAAAGAGAAAGAAATTATGTTAAATAGTTTCGAAATGGGAATGTCTGATAACAATATGGTAGGAAGTAAACTACCTGAACCTGATATTAATGACAATAGATTTATTAAGTACATTAACTATGTAAGTGGGTATAGGTTTCCTAGAGGCAAATTTAGTTTTACTCAGTTGATGAACGTAGATAACACTATTTACGATAGGTTTACTGTTATTGAACTTACTAAAGATTATGTAAACCCTCTTCTATCCCAAACACCTGAAGTAGGTGATCACTGGGAAGGTAGAGATGGTGTAACTATCGCAGCCTATGGTCTTATTGAGTCATCGGTTGCTTTAGCTATTAAATACGGTTTTAATAAGATATTCTTCACTGCAAGTAACATGACTAACCCTCTGGGAGTTGCAGAAGTATACATTACTAACTTTAACTCATTCATTAATCTAGATGAACATGACTTTAACTATCTATTAGAAATATTTAAAGAGAAGTTTATTACTGACATTTTCCTTCCAGAAACTAGTGGTGGTAAAGCTTCTTTACACGTAGACTTATATATAGATTTACTTGGTACAACTAAGATCTTTCTTGAGTACGCAGGATATCCAGGTAACTGGTTTACTATTCCTACTGCCGCGAATAGTCTTTTCTCATCAGTTGTAACAGTAAATCACAACGCATTTACAAACAACGTTACTTATCTAAATAGTTTAATCTCTGAACTATCAGGTAATATTTCAGCTAATCAGAGTTACGTCTAAAGGAGATATGATGCATCTCAATCCAACTATTCAGAAATTCTACACTTCTATTCTAGCTTATTCCGGTATAGAAGATAAAGATAATCGATTAGTAAACACTAATGAAAAGTTAGGTGATATCACTATTGATGATAAACCTGTTAAACTACCTTACTATGAAAATTTAAAGAACCCAGATAACTCACTTATATTTCATCCTCTTAATGAGAATTATACAAATCCAGAAACAGAGATTTTTGATATTTACAAACGTAAACTAACTCTTGAACTTAATCTAAGATTTAAGTCATATCTTTAATTAACTGTATTCGCTTTAGCTTCTGTATGTGCAGTTTAACAGTAAAAAGAATTTAAAGTACTTCTAAAACTTATTTAAAGATTAGTAAGTGATGTAGGTAGAAGCTGATCCTACTTTTATTGAGAACTATCTAGGACTTGTAAAGGCAAGTCAGAAAGTAAACAAAGAAAGCTTTATCTTTGATATTTACCTAAAGAAGAATGGTGAAGTAGACGGAGTTCCTTATTCCGCTATAGGTAAACTTAACTTTCTTCTGTACAATGAAATTAACAAAGCTTTAGATAATCCTGAAAGAGACTATAAAGTATACGGGTATAAACTTCGTAAGAAAGATCTTCTAGTATATAAGAACATCTTTAACGTTATCTTTCCTGATATTGATACTCCTGAAAAGTACACAGAAGGAACAGATAATAAAGTATTTCGTTATCTAAATATTCTTCTTACTACTTCATATCAAGTAGCTGTTAGACTAAATGAAATATCTGAACTAATGGAAGAAGTTAATGATTCAAGTTTAGATATTGAAGGAAGTAAAAGTGATCTAGAGTGGACTAATCTTCTAGAGAAACTTTACAAACTTACTTCAGAAATTAGAGAAATTCCTATGCAAACGGATATCTCTGCTGACCAAGTAAGTAAACTTAAAGTAGATGAATCAACTGTTAGAAATGCAAATATTTCTAGCAATGATAACAGACAAACAAGTTTTAATCCTAGTCAAAACACCCAAGCATATCAACCTCCACCTCAGCA